TTTTTGTGGAAGATTTGCCTGTATTACCTTATGGCCCACCCGAAGGTTGGTAATACACAGCGAAGCTGAATGGCAGGAGACGTACATCGTAACATGAAGGACATAAATATACAAAACATGCATGATTAGATTTTTATGACATTGATTAAGTTTAGTACTACTAGGGGTGACCAGCCCACTTCGTCTCTAGACTCACCTCAACCAAAATTTAATTTTATTTATTATATATATATATGCAACGACAACATGGTGATAACCCCCATGAAGGCATGTCTTATCGGTATGACTTCAAGTCAATTTTGACACCTTCTCCGAAGAGCCGTAGGACAACTCCTACTGATTTCCACAAACAAAAATAAGCAAAGCAGGTTAGCTAGACTGATAAGTAAGCATAACTGTCATCTGACATCTAAACAATGTTGCACCACCAGCTGCAAAATTTGGATTTGTAAACGTCAGGGTAGCAGGTAAAGCTCCCTCAGTATTTCTCTTTAAGTAGCCATGTGCTTGAAACACACCCCTAACTGGTATGTTAGGAGTATCGACAACCGTGCCCCACCGACTACTACCACCACATAGAGCAGCAGCAGTGACAGGTCCAGTTGTAGTCATTGCAGTATCCCAAGCAAAGCCACCAATACCAGTATCAATAAATGGTGAATTAGCGGAAATCCGAAGAAAAATACCAATATAACCCTCAAAATTTGCTGGAATAGTGATGGTTCTTACAGAAACTGTTGGTATTACCGTGCCAGCATATCTTGTGACAACTGTGGTATCATCAAAGAACGTTCCAGACTTAACACCTGTACCAAAAGCTGTGTCATACGAAATAAGGTTACCTAACGAATTGGTAACATTGGAATACAACACAGGTTTCTTCAACTCCACCTCATAAGTAACCCACAAATCTCCCAGCACGACATCATTGGCTTGCTGCCCAGAAACGGCGACGTGAGTACGCCCCAAATCATATAGCAACAAATTGTCACCAGCTGGAATATCAGTTTGTCTAACGTATTGAACATTGAATGGATTCTCAGCAGGATTACATTCAATAGGATGACATGTAGTTTCTGCTGGTGAAGTTTCAGTTGACCAATACTCATTAAGTAACTCTCGCTTTGTGTCAGGAGCAGTGTCGGTTGCACGATAACTAGTTTGCAACATGACACTACCCAAGGCATTGTTGGTGCTCGCTATAGCAGAACCAGAGGTGGGGACATAGTGAAATATACACCTTTAAACCTGTATTCTTGATAATTGCGCGCAATGTTGGACAACCAAGGAAATGTTTGTTCAACACCAGGATTAAGCTCCAATGAATACCGTACAGCATAATTAATGGAACTGCGAATTTCCCCGATGAACTCTTTGTGTCTAACGACAACTGTTTGATCGTTCTTATGCATCATTGGTATTGAACCAGAAGCCTTCATGGAGCTAACCATACTGTTAGCAGACACTTGATAATCTCCACTACCCAGCCATTTAGACAGGGCAGCACCAAGGCCACTACCAACAGCAGCACCAGATGATGGCATTCCAATTAGACCACCAACCGAGGCACCACCTAAACCTCCTAAAGTTCGCAAAGCTTTGCCTAATCTTGTCAGCTCTTGCTGCTTAACCTTCTTCTTATTTTTATTTTTGCTTTGTGGTTGTATCACAACCTTTACACTTTTCTTTTTGGCCATGATATATTATTTCTTGAAATGATTTACAATATATCAAGCGGCTCGATTGGTATATAATCCTCGTGTTCGTTATATTGAACAGTATGGATACTCGAGTAATACCCCTCTAGAGCCATTTGAAGCATTGGCGATATACCACTAGCTATATAGAATGAAAACCTGGCCTCATCACTGATAAAAGCCGGCTCAGCCACCAGCCCTCGAGCCAACTGACGAGCACCACATTCCATATAAGTAGCATCACTAATATTGCTAGGAACCCCAAGCCGGCAATACATCTGATAAAAATCCTGCATAACAGGTAAACCAGAACATAAAGCAAGCCCACATTCTCCAACACTGTAAATCCACTTCCGTAACAGTTTTACATCATTGAATGGAATTAAAGACATTGAATCCTTTTGTAAAGCCGGATATACCTTGCGCATCATACGCCAATTTGTGCCATCAAAAACAGGATTCATTTGACAAAATTCCAGTTTTTCAAGCTCAAATACAGGATTCTCTACTTCAAGACGAAAACCATATTTGGCAAAGTGTTCTGATATCATGCTTAAATGCTTAACATCGGATCTGGATACAATAACACCACAGTCATCACCATTGTTAATAAATCTGTAGTTTACACCCAGACCATGCATATAGCTATAAACAATTCCACAGGCTAGCAAGCAGTTCCCTAGCGCTGTGTTCATATCGCCCGACATCCTTCGACCTTCAACCAAATATTTAATTTTACCATCGTCACAGAATCCGACTCCAACATTTCTCAATTGCATGCGTAACAATCTAACCAGTTCAGGATCATAATCATACAACCAATTATATATCGAATGCTCCCATTTCAATGCATCAACTGACACATGCATGTCAAATCTACTAGCATCGAAACCAACGAAACAAGGATCATGCACCTCATTCCATAATTCTGAAATGTTGTTACCCAAATCAACGACATTAAACCCCTTAGAAACAACCATTTTCTGACCAAAAACCCGTGCTATTGCTCTATAAATAGTATGTTCAATGTGCTTTATATACACACCCACACCTATGTTGTACACAGGATCACGTGGTTGTATAGATCTTGGAGCAGCTGGTTTTACCTTTTCAGCCTTAACAAACGTTTTCACCCGTGCGTGCACAGGCCTTACGCCGTTGTAATATTCCGGCAAAGCATTTTCATAAATGGTTCTCTTTCGACCCTTATACAACGCCACGAACTCCTCGGGCACCAAACGGGTGGGCTTACTACCAAATGCAAAACACACTTTGCGTTTAAATTTTAACAACTGACGGAAAACATTCTCCTGAGGCTTCAAAGGGGACAACACCTGCCCATTCTTAGCACAATAAAATACTCTCTCAACAACACTAGCATGTAAAGTTGTGACACTTCTCCCATTAACCACCAACTCCCGAGGACCTAGTGTAATTCCTCCTATTACACTATATGTCCTTGGTAACACAGCCCTACCATTGCACTTCACAGTGACTTCCGCACATGCAACACTAGTTTCAACATCTCTTGCCTGTTGAACACAATAAGTCAAACTAGGTGCACACTGTGAAGCAATGGTAAGGCTCCCCTACTCGAAAAGAGGGTCCAAAGGCCTGCCAAACCCAAAGAATAGTCTAAAATCGTGATACGCACGTTTAAACCACCCTTTAGGCTCTGGATTGTCATAAGCCATGGACATAAATCCCACTTCACGCTCAATGGCACTGTACTTAAAATACATTTGAGTTACAAACTCTACAGCCACAGCACGATCACGTGGTCTCAACCCATGGGTTTCACACTCCTTGAAGGCATTCCTTCTGACAACTCTCAAATTGAGATCCGTTTTAGGCATCGCGCCTAAACGAGCTTTAAGCATTGACAATAAAGTATGACAATAGAAAGTTCTCTTGCCCTTTCTGATAACATAGTTGTTTCCAACAACTTGCTGAACTCCATCCACTCTGCTAAAAGGCAGATGAGACAAAGCAACTGAACGCAACTCCAGCTCTTCTTCGTCCCTAGGTGGCTCAACAATGATATCAGGAGCTAATTGCAAGAACATTCTAGGATCATACGTGGACTCAACACAAAAATCATCGAACCCATCAACAACCTCACTCGCTTCCCTTCGATACCTTTCACACAAATCCCTCGCTCTTTCAACTTCAACACATCGAGCTACTACTAAATCATATGGCTTTCGGACAATGGTGGTCAAACCATATCCTAACTTCTTGGTAATTGCTGTAATTGGTGAAAACAGTTTCCTGAAATCTCCTACTACATTGTCCCAATAAAC